AACTTGTCGCCCGTACTGGGCGCGTACAGTCATGGATTGACGACCCCACCTCCCGCCTTCCCGTTTCCTGCACTGTGTTTGTAGTGGAGGATTCCATGGAAGGACCAAATGGAATTGAAGCCTCTTGGAGATTCGTCTCACATGCCCTTCGATTTGGAGCAGGAGTTGCAGTCCATCTATCAAAGCTCCGACCCAAAGGAAGTGAAAACGGCAAAGGTCTTACAGCTTCTGGACCTGTATCATTCGCACAAATCTACAGCACCCTGAACCAAACCCTGCGACGGGGTGGACATTATAAGAATGGCGCTGTAGTGTGCCACCTTGACCTCTGTCACCCCGATGTGCTGGAGTTCATCCAAGCACCCCGCGCTGAGCTGCCTTGGGTCAAGCGTTGTGTGAACATCAATGACTACTGGTGGGAAGAAGCTACTCCTAATGTCCGGCAGGCACTGCTGCAAGGTATCCGCCAGGGTGACATCTGGCTCAACAAAACTAAAATTGACGCTTATGGAAAACGAATCCGTGGTAACGTCTGCCTTGAGGTTTACCTGCCGTCACGAGGAACTTGCCTGCTGCAGCATATCAATCTCTCTGCCTGTAACGTCGAAGACATCGCACCGGCTTTCTTTGAGGGTATGTCCGAGCTGTGCAGTCTCCATGGCCGGACAGGTGTTGGAGAGTCTGGAGAGTACCTGCCACCCGAGACAGATCGACAAGTCGGACTGGGGATGCTCGGACTTGCCAACCTCCTTCGAAGGTACAACGTAAGTTACAAAGAGTTTGGTGAAGCTCTTGCTATCGTCAACAGCGGCAAAGCTATAACCACATTCACTCCTGGCATCACTCTTGCCCTCGAATTTAAGAGTGGTATTGCACAAGCTGCAAGCGTCGCACGTGTCAACAACATGGACCGCGCTTTCGCTATTGCACCTACTGCTTCGTGCAGCTACCGCTACAAAGACCCGGATGGTTACACTGCCACCCCGGAGATCGCACCTCCCATCGCCCGCCAGGTGGACCGTGACAGCGGTACCTTTGGCGTCCAGAGCTACGATTACGGTCCTGTTGAGATCGCATCGGAAGTTGGCTGGGATGCTTATATGAGTGTTGCTAACGGCATTATGAAGATGCTGGATAGCACGGGACTTCTTCATGGTTACAGCTTCAATAGTTGGTCTGATGTGATCACCTATGACGAAGCGTTTATCGAAGAGTGGCTGGCATCTGACCAGACCTCCCTTTATTATTCGCTTCAGGTAATGGGTGACACACAGGACAAGACCAGTGCATATGCTGCATTGGAGGAGTCGGAGGTCGATGATTACCTGGAGTCACTTCTAAACGACCCTGCTCCTGATTGTAATTGCGGCGAATGAACCCTTACGATAAACTACTTTCTCGAAAAAGAACTTGGACACCCGTCCAAACTACTGCTGGTAAGCTTGTAGAAGGTGCGGAAGAGACTATCTACCGTGCCTTAGCTATCCGTCACATGGAGCTTCCAGTTGGTGATTTTATTACTGATGCACTTGGCAAAGATGTACCGAAGCTGGCACGGGAAGTCCTACAATCCAATGTCCAGGACGAAATTAAGCACGACCTTGCTCTGGGTTACATTACCAATGCCATCGGTGTTGATGACAAAGCTGAAGCGGAAGCCATGCGCCTACGCGACGCTTGGGTTGCTCATCCGGATCACACGATCCTCAAGGCATTGGTTGCCGAACGTGCGATTTTCTTTGTGCTACTACCCTTTTTCCGTTTTAACGGAGATGCGGGGCTCCGCACGGTAAGTGCTGACATCTCTCGTGACGAACAAGTTCACGTTGCTGTCAACTCTTTGGTCGCACGTGAGCTTAACCTTGAGGTTTCTCCTTCGTTGGATAAACTCCGTAAAGCAACTATTAACTGGATTATGCAGCCACTAAAGGCTGGCAACCCCAATAAATTTCTGGACAAAAAATTTTGGCTGGATTCCAGTGATCGCTTAATGTATGAGGGTAAAGCCCCAGAACTTTCTGATACACGGCGAGCACGTATGCCAGCGTTCTTTGAACATGCAAATCCCAACCTCCCTCAGTACGCTTAATGTACTGACCATTGAGCGTCTGCTAGGAGAACTAGAAGAACGCTTTCCACTCACCAACCCACAGCCAGGTACTGACCTGGATCAAATCATGTACAGATCTGGTCAACGTAGTGTCGTTGATTGGATCGCCTCTAGACTTTCTGAAGGAGATTAATTATGTGCGGCGGTGGTCGCAGGGCTCACCATGCTCGACAAGAGGCAATGCGTGCAGCCACTCGTGAATCAAATGCTTTTGAAGCAATGCTCCGTCAACGTGAAAGGGAGCAAGAACAGCTGCTGGAATCTTTAAAACCAGCAGAAGATAAATACACTCCACCTCCGACCACGGTTAACGCCATGCTTGGAGTTCGGGGTATCAAACCTAAAAAATCATCTAAAGCTTCTACGCTGGGATCCCGTCGTGGTATCTCCCAGCTCCGTATCCCCCTCAACATCGGTGGAACATCCGGTGGTACTAACGTCCCTAGTTAAGTAAATGAACGCACGTAGCAGGTACGATTATCTAACCAGTGACCGGCAGCATTTTCTTGACATTGCAGTTCAGTGCTCTGAGCTAACTCTTCCTTACCTCATCCATCGTGATGAGATCAGACCAACCTACAAACAACTAATTCAACCTTGGCAAGCTGTTGGGGCTAAGGGTGTGGTGACGTTGGCAGCAAAGCTCATGTTGAGTTTGCTTCCTCCTCAAACCACGTTCTTTAAACTCCAACTTCGTGACGACAAGCTAGGCACTGAGCTGCCTGCTGAAATGCGTTCCGAACTTGACCTGAACTTTGCTAAGATTGAGCGTATGGTAATGGATTCGATTGCTGCTTCCAGTGATCGTGTCGTTGTACATCAAGCTCTCAAGCATTTGGTTGTTGGTGGTAACGCTCTGATTTACATGGGTAAGGATGGGCTTAAGCATTACCCACTGAACCGTTATGTTGTAGAACGTGATGGCAATGGTAACGTAATTGAAATCGTAACCAAAGAACTGATCAACAAAAAACTTCTACCAAAACAGATGGTAGATGATGTTAAAACTGAAACAGTTACAAGCCCTGGTTTACATGGTGATGAAGTAGAAATCTACACCCACGTTAAACTGGACAACAATCGTTGGATCTGGTATCAGGAAGCGCTCGACAAACGAGTCCCTGGTAGCGACGGTAAAGCACCTAAAGATGCAAGCCCCTGGTTGGTCCTTCGTTTCAATACCGTGGACGGTGAGAGCTACGGTCGTGGTCGTTGTGAAGAGTTCCTGGGTGATCTGAAGTCACTCAACGCACTGTCACAAGCTATCGTAGAAGGCTCTGCAGCAGCTGCTAAAGTAGTCTTTGTGGTATCGCCCTCAAGCACCACGAAACCCGCCACCATCGCCCAGGCAGGCAATGGAGCGATCGTTCAAGGTCGTCCCGAAGACATCGGTGTTATCCAAGTGGGTAAGACTGCTGACTTCCAGACTGCTATGACCATGATGCAACAGCTTGAGCGTCGCTTGGCTGAGGCATTCCTTATCCTAAACGTTCGTCAATCAGAACGTACTACCGCTGAAGAAGTTCGACTGACTCAGCTTGAATTGGAACAACAGCTTGGTGGATTGTTCTCCCTGCTGACTAATGAGTTTCTTGTTCCGTACTTGGATCGTAAGTTGATGGTCCTGCAACGTAATGGTGAGTTGCCTAAGATTCCTAAGGATCTTGTTAACCCAACCATCGTCGCTGGTATCAATGCCCTTGGTCGTGGACAGGATCGTGAGTCTCTCACTTCCTTTATCATGACCATTGCACAGACTCTTGGTCCTGAAGCTATGATGCAGTACATAAATCCTGATGAAGCTATCAAACGTTTGGCAGCTGCACAAGGTATTGACGTACTAAATCTGGTCAAGAGTATGGAAGACCGTCAAGCAGAGATGGATGCACAAGCTCAGCAGGAACAAGACATGGCTATGATGCAGGCTGTTCCCAATGCAATGAAGGCTCCACTACTTGACCCCTCTAAGAATCCTAACGCTGGTGAAATTGTCAACAACGTTATGGGTGCTGACATCATTCCCCCTAATGAATAAACATGGCTGAAATAATGACCTATGACCCCACCAACGATTCGGTCGTTACGGAGTCAATCAATGCTGACGAAGCAGAATCCCTAGCCATCGGTGAAGAGATGATGGCTCAGCAAGAACAGCTACTTGCTGGTAAATATAAAAATGCTGAAGACCTGGAGAAAGCCTACATGGAGCTTCAAAAGAAGCTGGGCTCCCAGGAAGAAACTTCTGAACCTGCAAAGGAATCAGAAGATCAAGGCACTGAAGATAGTGCTGTTGATTTCTTGTGGAAAGTCAATGACGAGTACGAAAAGAACGGCGGTAAACTCAGTGACAAGACTATGGAAGAGTTCGGTAAGATGTCTTCCCAGGAACTTGTCGAAGCCTTCTTCCGTTATCAAGACACTGTAGAGAAAGCTGATGCTCCTCAAGGTGTTGAGCTGACGGATGCACAAGTTAACGAAGTCCAGAACTTTGTTGGTGGTGCTGAAAAATATCAAGAGCTTGTTAGCTGGGCAGCTGATAACTTCTCTGAAGAAGAGATCACTGCTTTTGATAGTGTGGTTGAAACAGGTAACATTCCTGCTATTCGACTTGCACTCCAAGCTCTTCAGTATCGCTACCAAGACAACGTGGGTTATGAAGGAGAAATGATTCAAGGCAAGGCTGCTCAATCACGTGATGCTTTCCGCAGTCAAGCGGAACTTGTACGTGCTATGAGTGATCCTCGCTACGATAATGATCCGGCATACCGAAGCGAAGTCATGGATAAACTTGCACGATCTGGACTTAACTTTTAATGAACGACACAAACATCTGGGCCAAAGAGCCACCCCTTATTATGACCGACCATCCCTACGGTGTCCCACATAACGAACGAGCTGAGCAGCTCAACGGTCGCCTTGCTATGCTTGGCATTATGGCTGCTTTTGGCGCTTACGCGCTGACTGGACAAATTATCCCTGGTATCTGGTAATGCCCCAAGGTAAAGGAACCTATGGTTCAAAGAAAGGTCGTCCCCCTAAGAAAGGGACGAAAAAGTAATGGCAAAACGTGGTCTCTACGCAAACATCCACGCCAAGCGCAAACGTATTGCTGCTGGCAGTGGTGAAAAAATGAGAAAACCTGGGTCCAAAGGAGCGCCCACGGCTGCTAACTTTAAACGCTCCGCTAAAACTGCTAAACGTAATCTTAAAATCAAATCCGCTTAACATGAAATTCCTCGCTATCCTCCCCGCCGTCGCTCTGCTGTCTGCCCCCGCTTTCGCTGCTCCCTACGTTAACGTGGAAGCCAACAGCGGTTTCACCGGCAGTGACTACACCGGCACCTCTACTGACTTCCACGTTGGTGTGGACGGTGAAGAAGGTGTCGCCTCTTGGTACATCCAAGGTGGTCCCACCGTTGTCAGCCCCGACGGGGGTGAAGCTGAAACCATCCTGACTGCTAAAGTTGGTGGTGGTGTTGGCGTTTCTGAAGCTCTTTCCGTGTACGGTGAGATCTCTGCTGCTTTCGACGACACTAATTCCTACGGCACTAAAGCTGGTCTGAAGTATCGCTTCTGATAAAGTACGGGGTTGGACTGGATAAGCGCCTTGCCAACCCCTATCAAAGTGCGCTCATACATACCCGAACAAACACACGCACTTACTACTTTAATGACTGCTTCAATCGCTTTGAAAAAACAGTCAAGTGCCTGGGATCAATTT